TTCTAATATGCTGGTTACATCTAAAAATTTAACACCCGGAGTAGGAAAGTCATCTACTGTTCTAATTATTTGTTTAAGATCCATATTGCGCTCGTAAGAAAAGGATACATCTCTGTATCCTTTTACTTATCAGCTTAAAATAATATTAAGCTACGATGCCCATGGCCAAGGCCTTGTAACCGGCTGCTACAACTGAGCGGCTTGGTGTACCTAAACGGTACTTGGTGTATGTGCCACCAAGCTTGTTAGTACGCTTGTTAGCGTAAATTGCCAAGCCAGTGCGGATACGCAGGTCGCTGATAGTTGCTGTTGGGTTAGCAATACCAAAACGCTGAGTGATCTGCTTTGCGGTCAACTCTTGACCATTTTCAAATGCCTGGACCAGGCGTTCTTGTTTAGTTGATGTCATTTTAAATTTCCTTTAAGTTCGTCGCTGTAAACTTACAACGTGTGACTATTATAACGCAAAAAAACGATAAGAGCAATAGTGCATCTTACCGTTTTCATGGTTAGTTTACCAAATTATGCTCTTTGGGCAACAAACTCATTCAGGACTTTAGCCTTCTTGATAATCTCTTCTTCTGTGGGAAAAGGTTTGAAGGTTGGTGTAGCAGGGATAAAGTTTTCATCCCTTGATGCTTTGGTATGATAGTCAGTCATAACAGCATCACGCTGTGCATGCCAGTCTTGTTCCAGCATTTCTTTTGCCATCTTGAGTAGTTCAAGACGAATTTCATAGCCATTTGTGCTCATAATTTTCTCTCTTTGTGTGTGTATGTAAAGCTATTGCCTTACACTAGTATATATTATTTGTGATCAGTATTTTTATACTTGTCAAAGTATTCATTTAACCAAGCATAATTGTTGATAAGATTCAGTGACAACATATCATTGTCGTTTAAACGAACGTATTCTACTGCATCTAAATATCCTCGATAACACCAACTTGCATTGTTTGATCCGTTGTCCATGTGCTGTGTACTACGCCAACGAGCAATGTATTCGTCGATGTTCTTAGCATTAGGACGACTTTTAAATATCACACTCATTAATTTAACCGAGTGTCTAAAGGCAGCTCGCCACGCATCGTATGGTGTAGTATTGTAAGCGGTGATAGAATAAACATCATTAATCAATATTTTATTAGCAGTGGCGTTGAGAGTAAAATCTGCTTGGTTCATTGTGGGATTGATAATCTTACCGCGTGTCCATAATTTAACTGCACCCAATGGGGTAGCGACGTCTATGACAGGATCTTGCGCCATGAACATTATCAAATCTTTAGCAACAGGATGATTGTATGTTAATGGTTTGAGTAGCCAATTATCTCCATCTACTGTCCAAAAATGTTCTGTAGTGGCCAGGCTGTCACATAATACATGTACGCGGTCAATACCTTGTACACCATGTATACGTTTGGCTTGGGGATGAAATTCTCTTAATCTTTGCCAATTTGTTTCGGCATTGCTTTCTTGAAAGCTGATAAAAAATATGTCTTGCATTGTCAGATATTTAATCCGACTGCTCTTACTTTAATTCAATATCAATGGTCCACATGTCCATAAAATTATCTTGTGCATAATCAAAAGGAATCCAGCAGTAACCATTCATGCACCAGTTTATTCCAAAACTATTACGTGCTAACAATAGTCGTTTTGGCATGTCATAGCCCACCATACACATGGCATGAGCACCCAATATGTTTTCCGTTTCTTGTGGCATTGGCAGAATACTATCACCAAGATTTAAATTTTCAAAAGAATCGTAAACATGTGTGCCAAACACCACAGGACAGTCTGCATTGATAGCATCTAACATTTGCGTTAAATTGGTAATCCTTCTATACTCTTTGATTGTTCTGTAACGTGCTTCAACATAACTATTAATATTGGGCATTACTTTATAATTTTCAATAACATAGGGCCATTGTTGTTCCGTACATATTCCGTATTGTTTGACAGCTTTTACAGCGTCACGCAGATAAACTCCGGTATCTTCGTCCACTGTATTTTCCAAAAGGCGAGCATTGTAGTAAACAAATAGTCTACTGAGATCTATAAATTTGTTTGGATATAATTTGTTTAGTAACAGTTCATATGCGCCCACAACTGCTTGGCCAGCACAACTGCCAAGATGTAGCTGATCTTCAATAGGACTAGCCCAATTACGCAAATCAACTGATTCACGCAAGTCGGCTAGTTTAACATGATATGTCCTGTCGCGCCAATCACTGCGATCTTTGCGAACAGGATATTTCTTTTTGTTATAAAATAACATTACATTTGAGGAAACATCTCGGGGTGTTGTTTGACTACACCATCTGCTAATGTGTTAGCAAACTTAGTAAATGCCTCTTTGGCTGCATTTAATGCAGTGGCAGCGGCTGTATCATTATTTGCTTTTTTGGCTTTGGCTCTTTCAATCCACGCAGTCCACATTGTTTCAACAGTTGGTCTTAATGCAGTAAAATTCCAATCATTATTAATGTCATATAACAATCTCAATATTTCGCCTGTTATAACTCCATCAAAACGATTTGTTACTACATCTTTGATGTCCAAATTATTTTTTACAAGAAATACTAAACGTAATAAACTAACAGCGGCATTACGCATTTGTGCATTTAGTCTTTCTCCTGCTTCTATTCCATAATAGTTTTTTAACTCATTGCCCAGGGCATCAATTTGATCAAACAAATCTGCTTCTATAGCCGCAGTATCTAACTTACTGTCAGTCATGCTATCAATAACGATCTGTGCCTTGTTGTTAAAGTTGGTAAACCAACTTAAAACATCCTGTTTAAATTGAGACGATGATGGCATATTTGCTGACTTCATTTTGTCAACATGCTTTTTGATTTCAGCACCAACAGGATGGCCAAAATGCTCCTCTGTAATTGTATGTGTAATTTTTTTATACATAATATTTTTCCTTTAAAATTAACATCCCTATTAGGATGGTATTGCTGTCCATGCGGCGCAGACATACTCTGGTCTGACCAAGGCCGAAAACTTGCCGCATATAGTAGTGGCAGGATCAAACGCTAAACAATTGCCGCAACGATTAGTGTCTGTGGCCATGCAAAATGACGGCGGCAAGTTAGAAGACATTTGTTCTCCATCGGGAAAATATCTCAACGGTGCTTTCCAAGTTTTTTTAACTTCCTTTGACATTTTGGTTGGCATGTAATGATCAAAATGTTCTTCTACGATTGTATGTGTTATTTTTTTATACATGATTAGATTACCCTCCATCCAGCGCGAAATATAACTGTCATACTGGCATTAGAGTTTAATGATTTACTGGTGCTACCATCTATCTTTTCAACTCCTGTGCCAATAACTGTGGTATTGCCACTGGCAGCTTCATTTTTAATAATATAAACTTTACCGGTTACGCCCAAGGGTAAAGTAACTATGGTTGGATTAGCAGTTACTCCAATATAGCCATCTGTTGCACTTGCTGTATATGCTACTGCGGTGCTGGTAGTTGTTTCGATGCCAGGCTCTTGAACAGAAATTGTAACAGCACCTGTACTACCACTTAGTGTAACGTTAGTTCCTGCAATTAAACTTGTAACACCAGTATTGTTAATTGTAAAAGACGAACTTGGTCCAGTGCTGGTTAAACTGGTAACACTGATACCAGTTCCTGCTGTTGGGGTAACACCAGTTACTACACTGTTACCATTTAATTTTAATGCTGAGGTAGCATTGACAGTATCAAATGTAACTGATGCTGTTGTTGCTACACTCTGTGGTATTGATATAACACCATTGACATCAACGGAGATATTTGAACCAACTTCTAATACGCCCTGTTCAGTGGTTGATCCAAATGGAAATAGATATGACATTTTGTTTTCCTTTTATAAAATGTTCCAACGATTGCCGGCAAATACAAGAATGAACGAGCCGTTGGTTCCTAATGTTTTAGAACTACTACCATCTATGGTCTGTCCTCCAGTGCCTTGCACTTTTATGCTGCCGGTACCTTGATTCTTGATATAGTATAACTTTCCAGATACACCTACGGGCAATGTAATTGTTATTTTATTATCATCATCATCGTCATCATCATGATGACTATTTGTAGCACCAATATAGCAATCGTCTGCTGTGGCAGTATAGTTTGTTGAAGTTAATGTAACATTGACCGAACATCCACTATCACCGCCTGTGGCCGACAATACGCCTGCGGGTGTAATAGACAATCCACTGCCAACTTGAACAACGCCAGGGTGGGTAGTAGTTGCTATATCAACATCCAGTGTAACAGGAATAATACCAGCAGGTTGAACTACATTTGGTGGCGGATTCTGTTTTAATGCCATTCCGGCTAAGACTGTTTGTGGTTGTCTATTGTAAGCCATGTTATTTTCCTATTAGATTAAGATCCACTGTACACTGTCATAGACCAATGTTAGTGCTCCAAAAGGTGCGTTGATTGTGGCAGTGGCAGCACCGTCAATGGTGCCGGCCGCTGGTGTAATAGTAATAGGTGTTGCTGGAGATGCCAGTCCTAGTCCATCTTTAATAGAAAATACTTGCCCAGTTACACCGGCGGGTAAGTTTACTGCTACAGCAACTGGACCAGGTACTTCTACACTGATGACTTCGTCTGTGGCCGAAACAACTGTTACTGGAGTGGCCACTGCAATTCGCACGGGAACAAACTGCGGACCAGATTGTGCGATTGTAACAGTATTGGCACCTGTGCCTGTTGTCGGGGTTATTGTAATACCAGTTCCTGCTAGTATCGATCTTGGATTATTTGTATATGACATTTTATGTCTTCCTTATAATTGAATAATAGTGCATCTTACACTAGGGGTTACAGGTCGCACAGGTCCTACCTGTGCTGGTACTGTTAAAAAACGCAGGGCAGTATCTGAACTCTGCCACGCTATTTGTATTGTGTCTCCGGCTGTTAATGCTATTGTATAATTTGGTGATACTGATAATACACCCACAGTACCGGTTATTACGCTCTGTGAATTTGTATCAGGATAGTTTACACCATTGCGAACTAACCATATATCAAATAAATCACTGCCGCCATCGGTTTTGTCAGCTTGAATGGTAAATGCGAACACATAGCTGGCAGTTCGACTCACTGTTATTTGTGAGCCTGCTACCAGTGTAATCCCCACATTGACTGCGGCATTGTTAAATGTCACTATGTTCACTGCATTGGCCACCGGATTAGTCTGTGTAACTGTGCTGTAGAAATATGCTTGATTAAGTAATGCCACTGGTGTAACATCGACGACTCCATTGGTGGCAGTTAAGCTAGTGCCAGGTTTCATTATACCAAACCCTGTGTTTGTTGCCAATGGCGATTTATAACCCATTACACAATGTTCCATTCTATGCCATTGAATATAAATTGCAAGCTACCATAGTTGGCATTAATAGTAGCACTGGCAGAGCCATCTATTGTCGATGCTATAGCAGATACCGTAATATTATTAATGGCTGCAACACCAGCGGCATCTTTAACAATGAATACTGTGCCAACTGGACTTGCTGGTAATACTATACTGGCAGGTATAACTGCGTTGGCAGTAACAGCCAAATCGTAATCAGCGGGCAAAGCAATATAAGGACTTGTGTCAACAATCGTCACTGCCACTGGACTTGGACTGCCAGCAGGTCCTGGAGGTCCTGGAGGTCCTGGAGGTCCTGGAGGTCCTGGAGGTCCAATGCCGCCACTGTTATAAAATATGTCAGTGCCAAGGCCGCCGTATTGATTGATTACAGGACGTCTGTATACCGGACGACGAATCACTCTTCTTAATGGTGTTCTATTGAATAATAAATTGGTAAACATTATATTGGTGTTCCTTCATCTTTTCGTGCCTTGGCATCCAGGCCTTTGGCCATGGTAATAAACTGTGCTAATAACCCTCTCAGTCGTGAATTACTTTTGTCTTGTTCCGCTTGTTGTTCTTCAGTTAATTCTTCTTCACCTGCGGCAGTAACATCTTGTATCATTTGTTCTTCTGTAGCTTTTGGTTCCGGCTCTGTAGTTGTAGGCTCCACTGTTGTTTCAATTTCATCAACCGGATTTAAATATTGTTCCCACGGGGTCGTTGTTGGTACTTCAGGCAGCACCACAGGTGTAAATGTTCTGCTTGCTTCTGCTAACTTTGCCGACACTGATGATGTCATAGCAACATCTGTTACAGGCAGTTGTACACCACTTGGCACTGGTGCTGGTGTTGCAGATTGTTTATTGTAAAGTTCTAATGCTCGTGCAACCACTGCTTCTTCTGTGGGGTAGGTAAATTTATTTGGACAAGGTAACAATATACCCTGACTTATCCACATGCGATTGGATTCTGCTTGCCACTTTTCGTATTCTTCGGCTCTGTTTTTTAAATATTCTTCATTGAGCAGTGATCTGGCTTTGACCAATAACTGAGCTCGTTGTCTGTTGATTTCTAATTCGTTCATTTTGATCGTCCTTTCTTCCACGCAGAACTGGCTACTGGACTTACTGTATGTGTTCCTGCAGGTTC